GAACGATTCTCTTCTGTTGAAACCGATCTGGCTCTGATCATTTTGATTGCTTCGAATGGACTCTTGTGAGGAACTAGAACGTTCTGATTACCTCTGGTCTCTTCGACCTCAATTCTTTTTTTAGTGAATAGATATTTGTCACATATGTCCTTGACCATGTTTGAGCAAATATCATTATAGCTTTTCTGTACGTAGTTAGTCTTGGCGTACATTGCTTCTTCAGACACACACTTCAGAACATATGTTTTCGCTCTCTGGCTATCCAGCTGTTGCTGATCGCCGATCTCATATAGAGCAAAAGTGTAGTTGGCTTCTTTGAGATTTGGGCTTTTGAACGTGAATGTGCAAGTCTCGTCACCAAGCAATCTCAGATTACCAATAATATCTTGCGTATCCAAAACCGTAATATCACACACTACACCAGGAGTAAAGATACTCTCGTAGATAGATGCAGACACAAACGATCTGGTTAGATTGAGGCTTCCGCGCTGAGAAGTTACAACCAGATTAGATACAAGAACATCGCCAATAGACAAACTACCTGACATATTACCTCAATAGAGTTTTCAGTTCTTTGGCGAGCTTACCGGAATATTCGCTTTTCAGAACTTGAATGGTTTTATTTCTCTCGTTGATCTCGTTTTCATAGTCATAAAGGTAAACGGGATCCCAGTAATTCAGTTCCTCTGATGGTATGTTGCCAACAAGAAGCGTAGCATTCGTATACACTTTGCTCTCATTGCTTTCTTTACCAACAACTGACATTGTATTGATGCCGGTGTCTTCGGTCACAATTCCTGAGGTGTGTTGTATCGTAAGGGCTGTTGATGACTTGCCGCAAACCTGACCGCTACCGATCAAAGTTGAATTGCGGTACACATTGACAATCTCATTAATTATATAGTCTGTGCCATCTACATTGTAACTAACAACATTATTGGTCGATCTCTTCCAGTCGATTGGTTTTCTCTTATAACCTAGAGGAGTGGTTGACTGATAGATGTCACTGTAAATAGGTTCGTAGAATTTCTTCAATGTTTCGGTGATCGAATTGAACTGCAAATTCGAGATTGGGTCCGGATAGGAATACCAATTGTTTCTATAGTACTTGACCTTAGTTACTGCATTAACATACGAACCATATTTTTTCACTATGAAGTCTTTGAAAGTCGTTTGATCAATGTACCAGTCGTAGTAAGGGTCAATGACCTTGTTCGTGAGATGAAGAATCCAACCCATATACTCATCATTATAATAACGATCGGCGATATTATCTGGTCTTTCTCCTTCTCCAATATCATATGCGTAGTATAGCACAGGACTGTTGTAAACAGAATTTAGAACAACTGCACGCTCCGTGATGTTACGGACGTAGTTGTTCGCGTATTGGATTATTGGGAATTTTTCGAAATATTTCTCAGCCATTTACGGAATCCTTATCCTAATTAGGATTTTCTCCGGGTGTAACCCCTGTTAACAATCTAGCATTACGAGCTATAGCAGCAATATCGTCGAAAGCATTACCTTCAAAATCATTATTAGTCCAATATTCGATTTCTTGCATCTGAATGCTAAACGTTACAGCAGTCGGAGCTTGAGAACGTTTGAAAAATGACGGACCGGATCCAGCAGCGTAATTAACATCTACACTTTCAACAATACAAGGTTTGAATCTGTAAAGGAATTCGCTAGAAGGAAACAAACTTATAATAACTCTACTTGGAAAAGAGAAAAACAATCCATTACCTTCAGAGACACCTGGGGAAGCGTGAAATTGAAATGTTCTAACCAAATCTCTGATTATACCAGATTCTTGTTCATCTCTTGGCATAAGTTTCCAGGAAAAATTATGTTTCTTGAAATTGGGATTTTTGAATAGAACTGTCTGATAAGGATTTACAGCTATTCCAGAATAAGCAGATGCTGCAGCTGCAGCTTGTGGAGCAGCTCCTTGAACAGCTGCGATTGTAGCACCTTGCGCGGCAGATAAACCAGTCTCAAGCGCTTTTCCTAATCCTTCTTCAAGTCTAGAACCACCTGTAGCAGATGAACTTGTTCCAACAGCCGATTCCAAAGCAGCGCCAACAGCAGGTCCAAGAGATTCTGTTGCGTAAGAAACGCTCAAATTGTCTTTCAAATTACTAGGTAAAGGTAAACGAACAGTTCCAGTAGACCTTAAAAACGGAGAATCATTGATTGATCTTTTTTTGTATTCTTGAAAACTGAAAGAAACATAAAAATCTCTATTGTTCTGAACGAGATCTCTAGGGAAAATAAGACCTTGCTGAAATTGAGCAGCCATTCCAGCTCTTCTGTTATACAGTTTAACAGCATCCGCAGTTGTGTAAACTGCTATCGCAGCAGCTGCTAAACCCTGAGCAGCTGCTATTCTGTTTGCTGTTATTCCAACTCTTGCAGCTGCATCCGCTAAATTTGTTGGTGTATTTCTTGGTTGGTTTCCCGTTCCCGACATTCCTAGTTTACCTTTGATAAATACTGGTTGCTTCTATTTATAATGAAATTGAGAAGATGGCAAAGTACACACAAGGCTATTTCAAACCAAGAAACCCGAAAAAATACAAAGGCGATCCAACCAACATAGTGTATCGTTCTAGTTGGGAACTTCGCTTGATGACTCATTTTGATCAACATCAGGATATTGTATGGTGGAAGTCAGAAGAAACAATCATACCTTATCGTTCACCGGTCGATGGAAAAATGCATCGTTACTTCCCGGATTTTCTTATAAATACAAAGAACAGACAGGGATTGAGCGAGACGATGCTGATCGAAGTCAAACCGAAAGCGCAGACAGTCGAGCCTAAGAAACAATCAACGGTAACGAAGCGATACCTGAACGAAGTTTTTACATGGGGAGTTAACTCCGCCAAGTGGGCTGCTGCCGAAGAATACTGTAAAGACAAAGGCTGGAAGTTCGTCATCATGACAGAGAAAGAAATCTACGGTAAATGACTTCATACATTTTTCAACAACTATCGCAGCGCGGCAGAGCAGAAGGTATAGACAGATCCGATATCGAGGACGCGCGCGATTGGTTTAGACAAGCTGCACAGGACGTTCGTAATGTCAACCGTCGTCGTATGATGAATGACAAACAGAACATCAAGACTACTCTAGACCAGAAGTGTATTGGTAAGATGTATACGTTCTTCTACGATCCGAAACACAAACAGACACTTCCTTACTACGATTTGTTTCCGCTGATCTTCCTTGTTGATTTCAAAGACAACGGGTTCATGGGAATCAATCTGCATTATCTACCACCTGTTTTGCGCGCGAAGCTTATGGATTCTCTGTATCAAACGATCAACAATACAAAATACAATGACACAACCAAGCTTAAGATCTCATATCATATCTTATCTTCTGCTTCGAAATATCGCTGGTTCAAGCCATGTCTGAAATATTATCTGTGGGAACAAGTTGCAAGTAATTACCTAAATATTGAACCTACTAACTGGGATTCAGCGCTGATGCTACCGACAGAACAATTCAGAAAAGCGACCAAGGACAAAGTCTGGCGCGAGTCGAGAGAAATGATCTAATGTTCAACATCGCAAGATTTTCGGCTCACATAAATAATACCGGAACTGTCCAAACTAACAAATTCATTGTAAGAATCCCACCACCCATAATTTTACAAAATGGGTTTGAAGTGGTACAAAGATCAATTGAATACAGAGCGAACTCAGTTAAAGTTCCCGGGGTCGATCTAGACACTCAAAACGTTTCACGTTATGGTGTGGGTCCATCACAGAAATTCCCAACCAATGTTAACTTCACGGATGTTGATATCAACTTCCTTGATACGAATGGTAATTATATTTGGAAGTATTTTGCGAAATGGATGAATGGAATATTTGACTACACTGGGACTTCCGGAGGAAACAGTGAACCAAGTTATAAAGTCGAATACAAAAAATATTATCAGACAGATATTCAAATATTTGTTTTTGATAATGCCGGTCGTCAAACCAACGCTATCATTCTGAAAGAAGCTTTTCCGATTTCGTTGAGTGATGTTAGTTTGTCCTGGAGCGAAAATAATCGCCTGTATGAATTCAATGTAAGATTTGCATTCAAAGAATGGTTTTACAGTGGTTACGACATGGGCGTATATGAATCCGGAGCAACTATAGGTCCTGGTCAAACAGCACAAGTAGTTCCGCAAAGAACTGAATCACCTAGACCGCAAGAATATTCTTCCGGAACGAATCGTAGTTTTGGAAATGGACCTGAAAATCCGAGAATAATACAAGACGTTCAGATCGAGAATAATGCGCCAACAGACCTTCAAAATAATCGTGCCGGAGGACCGTTCAGATCGGATCAATCAGTCACAGGTAATGAACAACAAGTAGTACCTGGTCCTCTAACTTGGTTTAGAAATTTATTTAGATAAAGATAACATTTAATCATGGAGATACATTATGCCACTACCTAAAATTAAACACCCAATTTACGAATTTCATATTCCATCATCTGGTTTCGATCGTAAGAAAGTAGAGCCTTTCCGCCCGTTCCTAGTCAAAGAAGAGAAGCTTCTGTTGATGGCTAAGGCATCGGAAGATTCAGGTGATATGCTAAGAGCAATCAAACAGGTCGTAAACAACTGCGCTATCAATGATTCATTCGACGTTGACAAGCTGGCTATTTTCGATCTAGAGTATCTTTTCATTCAGCTGAGATCTGTGTCTGTCAATAACGTCGTGAAAGTTTCTTACCGAGACAACGAAGATCAAGAACTGTATAACTTTGAAATTGATCTGAAGGAAATCGAAGTCAAGTTTCCAGAGAAGGTTGAGAGGGTCGTAAAGATCACCGACGACATGGGAATTCAGATGCGTTATCCGCCAGCATCTTTGTTTGATGACAAAGAGTTTTTGAAATCAGGTGAAGACGCTTTTTACGAATTGATCGTTCGTTGTATCGATAAGATCTACGATGGTGACGATATTTTCGATCCATCAGACTACACCAAGAAAGAAGTAGAACAGTTCCTTGATGATGTCGGTGTTGATG